ACTGTTGCCGGTGCAGCAATTACTGGGGCGCTTGCTTTAATTATCAAGAAAACTGTTGATGCAGGGGATAAATTTAACGATATGAGTTTGCGGACCGGTGAATCAGTAGAAAACTTATCTGCTCTTGCCTATGCGGCTGAACAGTCAGGAACGAATATTGAAGGTTTAGAAACGGGGATAAAATTTTTAACTCGTGCTATGGCTGATACTGCGACAGGAACGGGAACGGCTAAAGATACTTTTACAAAATTAGGTATAGCAGTTAAAGATACAGAAGGAAAACTAAGACCCACTGTTGATGTAATGAAAGAGATTGCCACGAAAATATCGGAAATGAAAAACCCGGCTGAACAGGCGGCAACTGCTATGCAATTATTTGGAGCCAGGAGTGGGACAGAATTAGTACCTTTACTTAAAGAAGGTGGAAAAGGTATTGACGAATTAATGAAAAAAGCTGAAGAATTGGGGATTGTTATTTCTACTAAAGACGCTAAGGCAGCCGACGAATTTAAGGATAAAATGAATGATTTAGGTGCAAGTTTAGCGGCAGCAGGTAGAGATATAGCTAATATCCTGATACCACCTTTAAAGGATCTTATTGAATGGGCAACCGAAATTATAAAGAAGGTCCGGACTTGGGCAGATGCTCATAAACCATTAGTAGAATGGATTGTAAAGGTAGGTGCCGCATTGGGAGCTTTGGCAGCAGTAGGCGGACCGATATTATTAGCAGTTTCAGCTTTTTTAAAGTTAGTCCCCGCTATAATGGCAGTAAAAGCGGCTTTATTAGCATTAGGCACAATATCTACTGGACCCATTGGACTTTTAATTTTAGCTGTTGGAGGATTATATACTGCTTGGCAAACTAATCTTTTTGGTATGAAAGATATTGTTAAAAATGCTTTCGATGATATAGGCGGCAATTTTTCTAAGGGTGCAGAGATTATAAAAGATAGTGGTGCTGCCGTTGGTGCTTTTGCTGAAAAAAATGAAGAACTAGCAACCTCTTTTGATAACATTGAAACTGGAGCAGGGAAAGCCTCAGAAGCGATTAAAATTTATGCTGGAGATGTTGCGGAGAACTATAATGAATTGGCAATTAAAGCAACAGAATCCTGGGCTGATTTTTATGCCTTCTGGGAAGCAGAAGCTAAAAGGACAGCGGATGTGATAGATAAAAAAGTAACTATACTTATAGATAAGTGGGGAGTGTCTCATAAAGTTTGGACAGATAAGATAAAAGAAATAACAAAAACTTTATATGAAGTTATAGATGCGCAAGGAAAAATTATAGGACTTCGCTCACAACAAATTATGAGTCAAATAGAAGCAGCGGCGGGGGTTACTTTGAAAGCAATTACTTCGACAGCCGTAGATGCAAGTAAGGTAATAGAGGGTACTATTGAAGAGTCAACAAAAAAATTTAGTAATTATATAAAAAAGATAAAAAATGAGGTAGGAAAAGTTACTGGTGTTATATTGCCTGGTGGTGGAACGATAACCGTTGCAGGGACTCCAGTTATACCTTATGCAGGTCCGATTCCTTCCCTTCAAACTGGTGGAATTGTACCAAAAACAGGCTTATATCAATTACATCAATGGGAAAAGGTTACTCCGGCTAATCAGAATACTTATGATCAACGACAAAGTTTTTCTCCGGTAATTAGTATAAGCATAGCCGGAGATGCTGACGAAAGAAAAATAAAAAGAGTGGTAGACTTGGCACTTGAAGAAAGCGCAAGGCAATTCAGGCGTTCAGGCTTCGAATTAGTGCCGGGGAGGGGATAAATGCCTTGGATTAAGAGTTCCAGTTATCTTGGCAAGACTCCAGAAGCTCGGACAGCTCAACTTTCTAACCTAAAGAATAGAAGCAAGAAGGCAATCGAAACAAAAAAAGAAATCCTTTATGACCCTTTTAGTGATATTTATAAGAATGATATTATCAAATATCTTGAAGATCAGTATTTTATAATCGAAACAAAAGAGCCAGTAAATCTTGAAGATTGGCAAAAAAAGGAAATATTTGAGCCTCTATTTGAACTAAATGATGAGGGCTTACGTAGATATAGTCTAGCAGTTATCGGACTACCTAAAAAAAATTCTAAATCTACAATGTCTAGTATGGTGGCAAATTTTTTCCTCTTCCAGGATGAGACTTATGGTGAGATTATTCTTACTGCTAATAGTAGGGAACAAAGTAGTTGGATTATTTTTGATAAGTTAAAAAAGAGCCTGCAAATGAACCAGAAGCAGCTCAAGGAAGTTAAAATCTTTGAGGATGTTATCGAAGTTAAAAAAACTGGGACCATAGCGAGAGTAATCGCACCGAATTATAGAACGGGGTCCGGGGCCAATCCTAATTTAGTGATTTGGGATGAGATGTGGGCGATGGATTTGGAAAATAGCAGAAAATTCTGGGATGAATTAACTACAGTACCAACTCGCAAAAATCCCTTAACTTTGGTAGTCAGTTATGCCGGATTTGATGAGGATAGTTTGCTTTTTGAACTTTATAAAAAAGGATTGGCCAGGACAGATAATAGGATGTTTTTTATCTGGAGTCATAAAAACTTGGCTTCCTGGGTAACAAAAAAATACTTAGATAGTCAAAGAGAAAGGTTAAGGCCGAATACTTATTTAAGACTGCACGAGAACCGCTGGACCTCAAGCGAATCCGCTTTTGTAAGTGGCGAGCAATGGGACGCTTGCGTAGATGATAACCTAAGGCCTATTATGCCGGGCTTCAAAGGTCAATTAATTATTGGTGTTGACATTGGCACTACGCACGATAGCTCTTGCGTGGTGGGTGTATATCGTGAAGGCGATCGGGTTATTTTGGGATGTCATAAAATCTGGATTCCCTCAAAGAAAAACCCCATTGATATTGAGGAAACCGTTGAGGTCTATCTAAAAGAACTTCATTCTAAATTTAGGATTGCTAGTATTAATTATGATCCCTACCAGTTTCATCGAAGCGGTATAAGTCTCCAAAAATTAGGATTGCCGATGATTCAGTTTTCTCAGACAGTTGACGGACTAGTGCAATGTGGAGAAAATCTATATAGTCTAATAAAGGGAAGGAATTTAATAATTTATAAAAGCCAGGAATTTAAAGATCACGCTTTAAAGACAATTTGTAAGGAAACACCGAGAGGATTTAGATTGATTAAATCAAAATCAAGTGAACGCATAGACTTGATGATTGCATTGGCTATGGCTTCATTAAAAGCGGTTGGAATTGATCTTGAGGGTCCTAAGATTCGCTGGTTAAATGGTGGCTTTGGCAGTAAACTTAAAACTTATCAGGAGTGGGTCAATTCTGACGATGATGAGGAGATCGGGTCCGGGTTACCTGATTATTATGGGCAGATTGAATAAAAAAATAAATATTGACATAACATTGTTTTTGTGATAATGTATATAAAGACAGATAAAGATAATTTAAAAAGAGGTAATATTATGGGTAAAATTAAAGAAATTATTCCTTCAAAAAAAATAAAAAGAATTTTATTTTACGATGTAAAAGATTTAATTTCGATACTCGGTCTAAGTATTCAAAGTGTTAGGAAATATTTAAGAACTGGGAAAATTAAAGGAGCTGTAAAGGTAGGTCAGAAATATTATATTTCCTCTAGAAATTTTGATCGGTGGCTCAATAAAGGTCGTATTTTTGACAAGCCAGATAAAATTATTGTAAATCTTATCAAAGAGATTATCCAAGAACAAAATGAAAATAATTTACAAAAAATGATGGAAATAGTAACGGATAATATAAAAGAACAGCTGGAAAAGTCAGGAATAAAAACTTAAATTTTATCTAGTGGGGATCTAGTTTATAGCGAGGGTGATCCCCTAATCGTGAATCTATTCCCACGGGTATAGGCAGGATTCCGGTTATCTTCTTACCCTTGTTGATATCTCATTTCCTTTCAATGGAGATTTTAAAAAGTTTCAAGGTTAGGTAAAACTGGGTGAAACCAGGATAGTTAAAATCTCAAATAAATAGAGGAGTAAGTTTTAATTCTTTCGCTTGCTCCTCTGAAAAATTTAAAAGAATTAAGCAATTTGAAAATTTAATATAGCTAATAATATTAGAAGTATTAACATTAGAGATACTGAAGGAATATTCGCTCCTTTAAGTGTTAGGTGGTTAAGCTTTGGAGATATTCAAGCTTATAAACCAAAACATAAAAAGGGGTGAATATAAAATTGGGAACGATTAGTAAGAGTGAACTCAATGAGATGATCCGAACGCAACTCGAAAGTGTAACCGGAGATATCTCTAAAAACATATCAGACGAGTTAAGAAAGGTCTTTGATAAACCGATTGGAAATAAATTAAGTGGCGGTTGGCCAGGCGATGATGATAATAAACCGAAACAAAAAATGCATAACTATGATAACTACGAACTTCGGGATACTGCCGGATTCGATTCATTCTCGGATTATTTGAAGGCAGTTAAAGAGAATAATTATAGTGCCTTAGATAAATGCAGGGTACAAACCAAAGACGTCTTATCAAATCAGGCGCCCGGTGGATTTTTGATCCCTACCAAATATCAGGCGCAGATACTTCAAGGAATGTCCGACAAGGAAATAATAAGGCCGTTGTGTCAGAGCTTTGTTTTACCAAGAGGGGCTGGGGATACTTTAACGATCCCGGTTATTAAAAGTGAAGATTTTAGCGCTGGTAAGACTGCTAATGTGGAAATAACAAATGTGGCAGAAGCCGGAACATACGGAGAGGACACTCCAACGGTAGGTCAAATTTCCTTAAAACTGTACAAAATTGGCCGGACAGTTGATTTTTCAGAAGAGGTAATTTTTGGAAGTCCCATTGATATGGGAGATTTTATTTCAGGGATCTTTGCAGATGCAGCGGCATTCAAAATTAATAATTTACTATTAAAAGGAACGGGTGCGGGTGAATGTTTAGGAATACAAAATAGTGGTGATTTACTTTCGATTATTGCAGAGGTAGGACAGACAACCGATAGTCTAGTTGCGGAAAATATTTTTTCGATGGCCAAAAAATTAATTCCTGGTGCCTGGGATACTTCTACCTTCCTTTGTAGTATTCAAAATATTGGAGAACTTTTAAAATTTCACGTTAAACTAGGAACCGCAGCGGCAAAAATAGACGTATTTTCAGAAACTAATGGTAAATTTACAATCTTAGGAAGACCTTGTTTGCTATCGCAACATATGGGATCACTCGGGGAAGCACATTCTATTATGTTATGTAATTTTAAAAAAGTGGCAGTTTTAACAAGGGATGGGATGATGATACGCAATGATCAGGGATTGACTAATTTTAATAAAGATTTGGTCCGGTTTAAGTTTACAATGTATCTAGATTCGCAACCTATGTTTTCTAATTATGTAACTTTAGCCGATGGAAATACTGCAGCAAATTTTGTAACCGTACCGGCAATTTAATATAAAATAAAAATAGGCCTCAACCACAATAGTTTAAAGCCTATTTTTATAACGATATATATTAGACTTTTTTATTATATAAAATATTAAAAAGTTTGTCAAGTAAAGGAAGGTAAAAAAAATTATGTCAAATAGTAAATTATTTGTTAGGAATCTTAATTATACGGTAAGCAATCAGCAATTAAAAGAACTTTTTGAGGAATATGGCACAGTAAAAAGTGTCAATATTATCGAAGGAAAAGGCTTCGGGTTTATTGAGATGGCCAATCAAGAAGAAGCTGAAAAAGCCTTGGAGTCTTTAAATGGAGTGGAATTTGAGGGCCGGGGCCTTGTTGTAGAAGAGTATGTAGAAAGACCTCGTAAGGAGAGAAGGAGTTAATTTATATGGAGAATAATTCGACATTAATGGTACTTTTTGAACTACTGAGGTCCAACGGATCGATTGTAGTAAATAAAAAATTAGCCCGGGGAATAGGACTCCACGAGGCTATAATATATTCAGAACTGATAAGCAAGTATTTATATTTCAGCAAAAGAAATGAATTGCAGGAAGGTTATTTTTATAATACTATTGAAAATTTAGAAAAAGATACTACCCTGTCAGTTTATCAGCAAAGGAATGCAATCGCTAATTTGGTAAAGCAGAAATTAATAACTTATACACTTAAAGGAAATCCTGCAAAACGTTATTTTAGGATTCTCGTAAATGATGAAACTCTCAAAAAACTTAGTAAAATATTGAGTGACGAGAGACCCCCTAAAACAAGTTTAAGAGAAACTCACAAACTAGATTGTGAGAAACTCGCAAACTATAAAGATAATACTAATAATGATACTAAACTTAAAATTAGCAGTTTTAGGGGATCTTTAAAAGAGACCCCTAAAACTTCCTCTTTTAGAAAAGAAGAAGAAGATAGTTACATTCCTGATTATGACCCGAGCAAGAAAAAAGATATCGATAACCGCACCCCGGAAGAATTAAAGAAGGATCGGTTAAGAATTGCCGAATTGGCTCATCAGGCCAGGATAGAGATGTCCAGAAAGGAGTTAGTCTTAGTTAAATGATATTCATAATTAATATTAAAGGAGAAACAGCAGAAATTCTGAAAGCTCATCATTCGAGATCAATGATTAAGACATTAATAGATCTGTCAATTAAAAATTATGCAGACGAACTTAAAGCAAAAAAAGTGGGGCCTTCTCTTGGTAAAAAGAGAAGTAAATGAATCAGGAAAGGACGGTAAATCCTTAAAACCTGATTCAAAACCCTATTAAATATAATATAAATATCTTAATTTGTCAAAAATTTTAAGCCACTCCAAGATAAAATTTAAAAAAGGACGGTAAAAATAATGAAGACTTTTGAGGAATTAATTTCTGAGATTGATTATCCGGAGGAAACTAATGAAGAAGTAGGTATAAGGGTAGAGGTTTTTCTAAATGCTTATCAGGCGGCAGAAAATTGGCATCGGAAACAATTAAATAATTTATCTTTTCAGTTGAATAAATTATTTATAAGTGGAGCTTCCACTGGCGAACTAATTAGGATTTACAACGAGGGAGCAGGGGGGATTCTTGATGATTTTATTTATTAGAATAACCTCTGAGCAAAAAAAGGCCTTGCTTACCATTTACCCTGGCATAAAATACTTGGTAGAGAAAACGATTAAGGACGTTGCCGATAAGATTATAACCGAAGGGGAGCAAAATAATATTGAAAAAGATATAGCAGAATATAAAGCAAGAAGGGAATTGAATAGTTATGATATTAGAAAGAGGAAAATGACACAAGCGACTAAAGATAAAATATCTAAAGCTTTGAAGGCTAAAGGATATAAAGGGATTCCCTTATTTGAGGAAACAAAAAAAGCAATAGGGTTGGCTAATATTGGTAAGCATTCAGGACCCAATTTAAAGGCGAGGGGTAAGAAGAGGACAGAAGAGCAAAGGAAAAATATAAGTTTAGGCAAAATGGGAATGAAATACAAAAAATGTCACACCGTGACAGAATTAGAAAATTAATTTTAAATATCTTGGAGTGGCTGATTAAGTTTTATTAAATAATAAGAGATGATAAAAATAACAAAATACAAACATAAGAAAAGTTAAAAAATTAGATGTAAAAGGTTTATTTGGGTTAGGAGACCTCGTCGATAATCGCAGGAGTTTTCTTTTTGAGTGCTAAATTAACCTATTTAAAAGGATAATAACAAAACACTCTTTTTATAAAATATTTTAGTATAATGAAACCATTGTAAAATAAGGACTTTTAAATTTTATGTTGAACTATATAGTTGTTTTTTGTTGATTAAATAACAAAACACTTGACAAGAGAAAGTATATCCTATATAGTATAGACATAAAGTTTAATAAAAGAGGTGTTTAAAAATGAAAGCAATTAAAAGAATACCAGAATATCTAAGTGTTGAAGAGGTTAATCTATTACTCGAACAGCCTTATTTAGAAGGGGTAAAAGCTAAAGAAGAGCTAAAGGAAAGGAAGCAGAATAAATCTTACTGGCTAAAATATGTCAAGAATAAGTTATTCACTGCTAAAAGAGACTATGCAATCCTTAACCTGTTTTATAGTAGTGGAATCAGATTAAAAGAATTAGTTAATTTAGATCTAAAGGATATTGATTTTAAGAGGGGATTGGTAAAAGTATTAGGTAAAGGTAATCAGGAAAGAGAAGCCACGCTAACTAATGAAGCGATCAAGATATTGCAAAACTATTTAAAGGCTCGCAGTCTTTGGAAGGGTAACAAGTCTCAGGCAGTCTTTCTAAGCAGGACCGGGAGCAGAATAACTAAAATGAACATACAAAGGAATATTGAAAGATATGGAGAAAAAGCAGGAATCGCTAAAAAAGTACATCCTCATATGCTAAGGCACTCAATAGCGACTCATTATCTAAATGCTGGTATGGACATAAGAAAGATACAAAGTTTTCTGGGCCACGCAAGTTTAGCATCGACTCAAATATATACTCATTTAGTTACTGATGATCAACGAGAGGAAAGGAATCGGTTACATCCACAAAACAAAATGAAAGTTAAATTAATATAGGTTTTTAATAACAAATATCGAAAAGTAAGGTCATAGGGATAGGCAAAATATAAACAAACGCATCCTGGCGCTTCCTGGTGCATATTTTTAGGGTTGCTGATTTACTTTTAGCTAAACAAGGATTGAAACTCGGATATATCCGACAATCGTTGGAGAGTAAATATTTTCCGTGCAAGGCCTTGCACGGAAGTGGATCTAAATTAAAAGTGGAGAGATTTATTGATTAATTAAAGGTGGTGATTAAAATTTTAATCGGAGAAGCATTTATAGAATTGAAAACTGACGGCCGACAACTGATTGCTGGCCTAAGTGGTGCAGAAAAGCAAGTAATTGCTTCGACCAATGCAATGTCCCAAAAGCTTGCAACAGTAGGTAAAACTATGACTGTTGCCGGTGCAGCAATTACTGGGGCGCTTGCTTTAATTATCAAGAAAACTGTTGATGCAGGGGATAAATTTAACGATATGAGTTTGCGGACCGGTGAATCAGTAGAAAACTTATCTGCTCTTG